AGACTAGATAAGTACTGGCAAGAGAAGGCTGAAGAACTCTTAAACAGACAGAGAAGTATGGCTGAGTTAGCCTACAGTCCTAATGGTAGAATTGTAGCACCTATAGACGTAGGTAAGATACTAGACGTAGAGGTATAATATGACTGTTACTATGGAAAGATTCCTAGAGTGGAAGATCCTACCCAGACTTATGATGGTAGTGATGACCCTTATGTACATACGTGTAATAGAGTGGGGAATTAGCTTGGATGACTTAAGTACTCAACAGAGTGCCATGATTAGTGTTGTTAGTGGTGCTATGACTGGTACGATAGCTGTGTGGCTTAATTCGGAGAAGAAATAATGATTGGTCAAATAATAGGTAGTGTAGTTGGTTTAGCTACAAGTGTAATCGACAGTAAGACACAGATCAAACTTACTGAGGCTGAGATTAAGAAGAAACAGCTTACTGGTGAGATAGACTGGGATCTAGCTGCTATACAGGCTACACAGAATAGCTGGAAAGATGAGTGGATAACCCTACTCTTCAGTATTCCCCTGATACTAGCGTTTTGTGGAGATTGGGGTAATGCTATAGTCCAGGCTGGTTTTGCAGCACTTGAGACTATGCCAACATGGTATCAGTATTCCCTTGGTGGGATCGTATCAGCATCCATAGGAATTAGGTCAGTATCTAAATTCTTCGGTAAATAAGTGAGGTAATTTGTATAAAACAATAGCTAGAGCATCTCCCAGTAAGTACACTCTTAAACGTCACCTAAGACGACGACAGAAGAAGTCTAAGAAGACTAAGTCAGTCTTAGACCTACCCCCCAGAGGTTTCTTCTCTTGCTTCTGTTGGGACCGCTCTTGCCCTAACCATAAATAAAAACTGCAGACAAACTAAAGGCCCCTTGGATCTCTCCTTGGGGCCTTCTTTTATGAGGACTTACCCCATTGATGACAGAGGTAGTCTTTAACTACCCACCTATTTCCCTCTAAGGTCTGTATACCTAGAGCTAGGGACTTTAGACAAACATCCTCTGAAGTGTATAAAACGGATGGTGATACACTCTTACAAGTTGTGGTGTCTAAATGGCACGTCAATATTATCGCTGTCCACATCTGGATTCTCCAATATATCTATAAGCCTTTCGAGATACCAAATACACTTCCTAATATCTTCTACAGGCTTTTTCTTATAAGGCCATCTCCAAAGATATTTAAAAGCAGATTGCCAACAATAGGCAGCGTGAGTATTTACAGCTGCCCCCTCAGTCATAGCTTCCATAGCGTCTATACATTCTATGGTACTATTGTAGTGAGGCGGACTGTTAACGTAGTCCACCTCTGGAGACTTACTCAACTTTGATAAATCCCATTTAGCCATTAAAACGGTGGCTCCCCATACTCGTCAAGCTCTACACCTTTGTAAGACATATCGACTTCATAGACATCATCTTCTACAGGTGTATCTGTGAAGTCTTTCTGTATTACCCCCATGTCACTTAAGTGTAGGGATAGTTGAAGTGGTAGTTGGTTTTCCATCGTAGTCTCCTATGTTAAATCTACTATTTCACAAACATCACCGCTACAAGCCATTGTTTGCATACCTGCAGTGTTGTCTTCTTGTTCATACTCCGATAACTCAGACCAGTCAATAGCCTTTGGCATCTTTTGTGAAAGATCAAAGTATTCTTCCATTGTACAGTCTTGATAAGGTGCTTGCTGATAAGTATGATCTGAGTGTGGTAAAAATGACACACCTGACATCTCATCAAAGTATTTGTACACAAATGCACCCACTTCCATCCACTCATGATCACGTACAGAGATCGTCACGCTAGGTTTATGTTCACACCATGATCTCTGATATATCAACCATGTCTCTAGCTGCTCTAGGGCGCTCATATCGTTCCTAGTAACAGAGAAAGGCGGTGACTTAACTGGGAAGCTAAAAACTGTAGTAGTGTCTCCTTTCATTACACAGGGTTCATTAGGTATCCCTTTGTCCTTCATAAACTGTGTCAGTGGATCTTTATTGTCACCACGCACAGTGCGGATATAATAGGGACTGTGGCGAGCATGTATGCCAGAGGCACTATCCACCAGTTGTGATACCGTTCCCGAAGGCTTAACGCATGTAATCGCAGTAGAACGAGGTATACCAAGACGGTCAGCCCATTCAGCATTAGTATCAACAGCCACGGTGCGTAAGTGCTCAAGGGTACTCTCCAAGCCTTCGTTCCTACAGGTCATTAAAGAGTTATCCATTATGCCTGTGAGTGACACACCGAGCAGTCGCTCTTCTTCGGTGTTGGTAGTCCACACCTTTCGCAGATACGGAAACTTGGTGTAGGTTGATTGGATAGTTCCCAGTATAGTTGCCAGACGGACTTTACGCTCAAGATCTTCCACAGTGTCCGTGTCACGTACAACACACTCCGTAAGATTACAGAACTGATTAGGACGCAAGATGATCTCACTGCACGGATTAGTACCGAACTCATAGTTAGGATCACGTCTGCCATTTTTTGCAGCTTGTACTTTACTTGCTTGACGATTGAATACACCACGTTCCCCTGACTTACTTTCCACTAGAGCTTGCCATTCCCGCATAAAGGTTTCCATATCGGGCTTCTCTGTGTAGCTCACACTGTTGTTAGACAATGCACGATGAGCTGCTGTTTCCCACCACTGACCTGACTTAGCATGACGCATACGATCATCACTTAAGTTAGACAGAGAGATCATAGCACTACGGCGTACACCACCAACGACAACAATCTGACCGATAAAACACATAAGGTCATGGCACTCGATAGAGGACAGCTTACGACCTTGAGCATTCTTGAAAGTCTGTATAGTGAAATTAAACAGCTCCACTAGAGGTGCAGGTCCAGATGCTCTACCACCAAAGGTCTTAAGCCTAGCACCTGCGGGACGTACTAAACCTATATCCCACTGAGGGATCTCACCCGCCCACAAGAGGGCCAATACTTGACGGAAAGCTTTAGCCCAACCTTCTTTACTATCCTTGACAACAATGGTTGTTTCACTTTCAAACAACTCAGGAATCTCTGGTAGCTTTTGTACAAACTGCCGCTCGACACTGAAGCCTACACCTGTACCGCAAAGCAAAATAAACATAGCTTCATCAAACGCTTTAGGATCATCCACAGGCAAGTAGCTACAGTTATACCCAGCAGTATTATCCCTAGTCAAAGCTGGACCTGCAGTCATCATAGCTCGCATAGAAGGCATAATCTCTAAACCTAATACAGCTTGCTCTAGGTCAGCTATATTGTACTCAGGGCCTACCTTTGGACGCACTACATTAGTCATATACCGAGAGACAGTTTCACTCCAGTCTTCCCTACCTTTTCCATCGAAGTACTTTGCATACCGAGACTTAGCAATGAAAGTCTGATAGTCTGTTGGTAAATAGTTATTCATCTGTTGTCACCTGATCCTTTTATCTTTCCTAACTTCTTACGCTTGTCTAACTTCTCTAAGTTCAACAAAGCTATCTCTGATAGAGTGTAACCTAAGTCATCAGCAGCTAAGGCTGCATACCACAGAGTATCTCCAATCTCCTTAGCAATCTCAAGCTTGTTCATGCGACCATCTCTGATCCACTTCTTAACCTTGTCAGCTACCTCTCCAGCCTCACTAGCTAAACCTAGTGCAGGGTAAACTAACTTGAAGCTTTTATCATAAATGGCAAAGCTTTTAGCTTTCTGTTGATACAAGTCCATATCTGTACCTGTAAGATCGGTAGCTACACTATCAATATCATCCTGAGTTATCATCGTCATACATCTCCAATTCTACGAAACCTAATTCATCTAAAACTATAAGAACACTTGGCATATCCGTCTGGCTATCCTCTAGTATTCTGTCAATACCGTAAGTCTCTAGCAAGTCCAAGACTTCGTCATAAGATCTGTCTTTATCATTCATCTGCATACTCTCTTCTAAGTGCAGCCAAAGAGATCCACTGAAGATCGTAGTTACCGTTGTCTACATATCTCTTGACCACCGCACCAGATCTCCACTCTCTGTTAGCTTGACCTGCCCAGCTCTCCTCTTTACCCTTGAAGCAGCCAGCCACAAGGCCGTTGATCGGATAAGGACTAGCGTCAGCTTTATGGTAATAAGAGAATTTATGACTATGACCGACAGTAGCAGAACAGGCCAGCTTTTCAGTAAGAGAATAGCCATGATGCTTAGTTGACATAGCAGAACCATAGTTACCAGAAGAAACATAATGACCGTAGAGTATACCATCATAGTGAGCGAGGGCGGGGGCTGAGTTAGAATATTCATGGTAGTCATTGAACCAGTGGTCTGTCTGCAAGTGCTTGAAAGAGACTCCGTATTTATCTCCTTCGAGCCGTGGATCAGTCTGTATAGCCCTCTTAATCCTATTCTCATGATTACCTTCAAACCCTATCCAGCTTGACCTTTTGTACTTCCTTTGGTTAGGCATATGGCGCAACTTCTCCATAGCATCGTTGTAGCACTCAATGTCTTTCTCGTAGTTCTGAGAGACAACAGCTTGAGGACTACGAGTGTCAAAGCTATTAAGAGA